GTTTCAAGATAACTTCTTTAAAAATGGAGCAGTACCAGGATTGGTACTAAAGTCACCAAACACTCTTTCTGAAAAAATCAAAGAAAGAATGTTGCAGGCATGGGTTGCTAGATATAACCCACAGTCTGGTGGACGAAGACCACTATTTTTGGATGGTGGTTTAGAAGTGGAAAACCTTAGTGAAGTAAACTTTAAGAATTTAGATTTTCAAGAAGCCGTAAAGGACAATGAAAAAATAATACTTGAAGCACTAGGTGTGCCACCAATTTTGATGGACAGCGGTAACAATGCTAATATTAGACCAAACCACCGTCTATATTATTTAGAAACCATACTACCAATCACTAATAAGATTAGGTATGCTTTCGAGAGATATTTCGGTTTCAAACTTGATGAAGATGTAAGTAATATACCTGCACTTCAACCTGAATTAAGAGACCAGGCAAGCTATTATGCTACACTTGTAAATACAGGTATTATGACACCGAATGAAGCAAGGGAGGCATTAAGACTTGAAAGAGTGGAAGGATTTGATACACCAAGAATTCCTGCGAATATCGCAGGTTCAGCCGCAAATCCCGAAGAAGGTGGGCGACCACAAGAAGCGCCACCAAGCGAGGAAGAATAATGACAAAAGATATGATGGTAAAGGCTTTATCAGATTTCATAGCCAGCAAAGGCGTTGAAACTATGGATTTAGCTACCTATAAAGGTTTTGGCAACAACGTACCTGTAAAAGACTATTTACTCAGAAGAGCATTTGGTTCTTGGAACAGAGTACTATCAGTAGTTGCTAAAAGACATCCTGTCCCAGCACCTGTAGTAAAAGAAGCACCTAAGAAGGTTGCTCCTAAGAAAAAGGTTGTAAAGGAGAAAGTAGATGTCAAAAAATAACGAAAAGATATATCACTGGACTAGTACTTTTAAATCATTAGGTGAAACTGATGATGGCGGAGTTAATATTAAGGGTTCTGCAAGTACAAATGGACTAGATAGAGCTGGAGATATTATCGAGACTGAAGCATGGACAAAAGGGGGATTGGAAAACTTTAAAAGTAATCCTATTATTCTTTTTAACCATGATTACAATAAACCAATTGGTAGAGCAACAGGTTTAGAAGTCACAGATAAAGGTTTAGATATCACTGCAAAGATATCAAAAGCTGCTGGTGATATAACCCAATTAGTTAAAGATGGAGTCCTTGGAGCATTTTCCGTAGGTTTTAGATGCAAGGATTCTGAATATATGACTGAAACCGACGGATATAAAATAAAGGACGCAGAACTATTCGAAGTTTCTGTAGTATCAGTGCCTTGCAACCAAGGAGCAACCTTTGGATTAGCAAAATCATTTGATTCTATGGAAGAATACAGAAGCTACCAAAAAGAAATTTTACAGGCTAACTCAACCGCAGCAGCAGACGCTGTTAAAATTGAGCAGCCAAGCGAGGAGAAATCCTCATCAACGGAGACTGATATGTCAGAAGAAAAAAAATCTCCTGAAGTCGCTTTTGACCTTGAATCATTTGCAAAAGAAGTTGCAGAAAAAACTGCTACTTCAATCGCAATGAAACAAGCTGAGCAAAAGGCCAAAGAAGCTAAAGAGCTTGAAGAAAAGCAAGCTGTAGAGGCATCAGAAAAGGCTGCTCAAGAAGCCAAACAGGAAGAAACAAAGACTATAGTTGAAGCAGGTTTATCAGGAGCTGAAAGGCTAATGAACGACCTAGAAACTAGAGTTAATCAAAAGAATGAAGACCTTAAATCAGTAGTCGATGAACTAGAGAAGCAATTAGCTGAAAAGTCAGAAGAAATCATGAGTATTCGTGAGTCTAAAAGACATTTTGGTGACAGATCTGGTAAAGGCGACTGGAAAAAGGAATTCGAACAAGATATCATTGATGCAAAATTTGCTGGTTTAGCTACTGGTAAAGGATGGGACAATGATATGGCAAAAGGTCTAATGGAAAAAGTTAACGCACATTCAGGTGTTGGCGTTTCTTCAGCAGACTTCGAGCAGATTGTTTCAACAAACATCGAAAGAGATATTCAAAACGAATTAGTTCTAGCACCTCTATTTAGAGAAATTGCTATGACTTCTGCAAACATGATTATCCCAATCCTACCAGATAGCGGTTACGCTGAATTCGCTTCAGCACAAACAGCTGCTGGTGCATCACCACACGGTAACTTAGCCGAAAGAGGTGATACATATGGTTCACCATATGGCGGGGTTGATTTAACAGAAAGAACTCTTTCAACCAAAAAACTTATTTCACAATCATACTTAGGTAATGAAACTGAAGAAGATGCAATCTTACCAATCCTTCCTTTAATTAGAGAGTCAATGGTAAGATCACACGCTAGAGCAATTGAAAATGCTATTCTAGCTGGTGACGATGCTGACGGTGCTTTCGGTACTGGTGGTGCATCTTTCGAAGGTCTATTACACCTTGCAAGAAATGATTCAGACTACACACAGCCATCAGGGACTTTCGCGTCAACTGATGCTGTAACTGCAGCTGACCTTCTTGCTCTAAGAAAGAATATGGGTAAATATGGTGTTAACCCTTCAGAAGTAGTATATGTCGTATCACAAGATGTGTATTATAACCTTCTAGAAGATGCTGAGTTCCAAGATGCTAACCTAGTTGGCGACATGGCTACTAAGCTAAATGGTGAAATCGGCCAAGTATTCGGTTCAAGAGTACTAATGTGTGACGAGTTCGCAACTAAAGCCGCTGCTAAGTTCAACGCTATTGCAGTATACCCAAGAAACTATGTAATGCCAAGATTAAGAGGTGTTACAATTGAGTCAGACTACGAAGTAGCTAACCAAAGAAGAGT